TTAACCTCCCAGGAGGAAGCGAAGTTCTCAGTCAAAGCTACCGCGTCCCTCGGGCAGTCCACAGTCTTGCTGAGCGAATCGTCAACCGTATCCATCACCGTTTCCCCAAGCAGTACAAGCCCAAAGAAGAGCACGGAACTGTCCAAAGAGTCTCCGACATCCGAGGAATAGACATGTCCGAAGGCTCGTGGCTCGTGATGGCTCAGGCAAACTACATGCTCACGGACCTGGCATACGACCTTAAGTCTATGGGTTATTTGTTCGAGCGTAACGGCTCACGGAGCATTTCTCGTAGCTTATCCACTGCGGTAAACAGTTGGGAGCGCGTACGTAAAGGCGGCTTAATCCATGTCGAATCGGCTCGGGTTATTTATAGATACATGTCTAGCAACGGTGCACGGGTCAAGCGCGGCAAGAAAAGAATAGTAGGTAAAGATGATGACTTACTTTCTTTTGAAATGCTTGTGGAAAATCACGGGTTATTAGCCACTAAAGACATGCCTTGGTTCGACGCACTTGATAAGATACCTGCGAACGACAAAATATACATCACAGCTTTACTGCGTAGGGGCGAGAAGTTTAACGCCGTGCCTCGCATTAAACTGTCCACGATTCACGGAACAAAAGGCGGCGAAGCACAGAATGTCGTTATATTGACTGACCTGACAAGAGCCGCACAAGACACCCCTGGCGACGATTTACACCGCGTATTCTACGTAGGCGTCACTCGCGCTATGGAAAACCTTTTTATTGTTGAACCAGAAGATTTCTCGCGAGCTTATAACCTATGAAAAAACAAGATATTGATCCCCTCTACTACAACACCTGTGAAAAATGCGGCAACAAGAAAGCGACTGCCGTTGTGAATACAAAAGAAAACAAAAGACTTGGATGGTATTGCGCTAAGTGTCAGAACTTTTCGGAGGCTATCTTGAGAGAAACTACTTGGAGAGCTGTTAGTGGCGAATAACAAATTACAAATGGCCATGTTTCCTCCGCAGTCTGATTGGCTGCCACCGGAGCATCCTTTTCCTGACGCGGTCCTCGAAGCAAAAGAGATAGCCATAGACGTCGAAACACGAGACCCCCACCTAAAAGAAATGGGACCAGGGTGGCCTCGTAAAGATGGAGAGATTGTCGGTTACGCTATTGCCGTTCCCGGTTGGAAAGGGTACTTCCCAGTCAACCATCTTGGCGGCGGCAACATGGATCAGCGCCAAATAAACAAGTGGCTTAAGAAAGTGTTTGAAGCCCCAGGCGATAAGATCATGCACAACGCCCAGTATGACTTGGGATGGATACGTGCGATGGGGTTCGAGGTCAAAGGCCGAGTGATCGACACAATGCTGACTGCTGCGTTGTTGGACGAGAATCGGTTCAGCTACAGCCTCAACGCGCTGTGCTACGAGTACCTGGGCAAAACAAAGTCAGAGCAGACGCTGACCCAAGCTGCGGTAGAGTTTGGCGTAGACCCGAAGGGCGAGATGTGGAAGCTACCGGCCATGTACGTCGGACCGTACGCAGAAGTAGATGCCGAGATTACCCTCGAGTTATGGGCACACTTCCAGAACCTGCTAAACAAAGAAGACCTTTGGGGCATCTGGAACCTTGAGACAGAGCTGCTCCCCTGCTTGGTAGAGATGACAGAGAAGGGAATACGCTTTGATGTAGACCAGGCCGAGCGCACAAAGCAGCACCTGATGAAAGAAGAAAAGGAAGTCCGCAAGCATATTAAAAGGCTCGTGGGCAACGATGTAGAAATCTGGGCTGCTGCATCAATAGCTAAGGCGTTCGATAAAGTGGGGATAACCTACCCTCGAACCGAGAAAGGCGCACCAAGCTTCACGAAGACATTCCTTACCGAACACCCTCACGAGCTCGCGCAATCGATTGTACGTGCGCGTAACCTCAACAAGACGCAAGGAAGCTTCATAGACGGCCTTGTAAAGCACGTAGCGAAAGATGGACGCGTGCATAGCCACATCAATCAAGTGCGCTCAGATCAAGGCGGTACAGTCTCTGGTCGTATCTCGATGAACAACCCCAACATGCAACAGATCCCGGTCCGCGATCCAGAGTTAGGTCCACTCATCCGTAAGTTATTCCTACCGGAAGAAGGTGAGAAGTGGGCGGCGATAGACTTCTCGCAGCAGGAACCACGCATCTTGACCCATTACGCAAAAGTCTTTGGGGATTACCGTAACCTAAACATGCCGGGCGTCGAGGAGTTTGTTAACGCCTATAACGAAAACCCCAACATGGACTTCCATACCATGGTCGCGGAGATGGCTGACATCCCTCGTAAGCAAGCGAAGGTGATCAACCTAGCCATGATGTACGGCATGGGGGCACAGAAACTTGCAGGGCAGCTCGACATCCACTTGGACGACGCCAAGGCCCTCGTTAAGAAGTACCACAGCCGCGTACCGTTCGTTAAAGGACTGACCCAGGGCATACAAAGGCATCTCGAAGACCCACGCTCTCCGGGCTCTGTGCGCAGCATCAAGGGGCGTAAGTGCCGCTTTGATCTGTGGGAGCCGGACAGTTTTGAAATGAACAAGGCGTTGCCTTACGAAGAAGCAGCCGCGGCCTACGGACCAACGACCAGGCTCAAGCGTGCGTTCACGTATAAGGCCCTAAACAGGCTCATCCAGGCAAGTGCGGCGGACATGACTAAGCAGGCCATGGTTGACTGCTACAAGGCCGGGAAGACCCCTATGCTGCAAGTACACGACGAACTGGCGTTTAGTGTGAAAGACGTCGAGGAAGCCAGGGGGTTGTCTAAGATAATGACCAGTGCAGTAGAGCTCGTTGTTCCCAGTAAATGCGACATAGAAATAGGCGAAAATTGGGGAGAATTTGTTGAAATTACTGAATAGTATTATATAATCTCATACTGTAGGATTTAGGAGAATGGTTTTGGATACAAATAAATGGAAATCCGTACTGCTTCCACGCGAAGTGTACGATCAACTGCACGTCGTTTCTAAAGTGGAAGGGCGCACGCTCAGCGGTCAGTTACGATTGATCTTTGAGTTCTGGGTGAACGAGAACCTCAGCCAGAAAGACCGCGCGTTTCTTCTTGAAGAAGTGGAAAACAAACGCATCGAAGAAGGGAGACCCCGCCCGGAGTTTACGGTATGACAAACTCGATCGAACAGGGCCTACGGGAGGCCCTGCTGAAATTAAAAAAGGAAATGGATAGCGACAACGTCAGCAAAGAAACTTTGGATAAGGCCCAAATTTGGGCTGAGATGGTGAAGCTTCAGGAAGAAATTAGTGAAAGTAACGATAGAGTTAAATGAGTGCGAGATCGAGGAGTTGTTAGAGGTTCTTAGCAATTACCCCGAGTTACTAACTAAGCTCAGTGAACAGTATCGTGTTCGTTATTCCAATCCAGCCACAAAAGATACAGATTAGACGCGTCGAAAGACTCTTCGCAACTTGTGCATAGAATTAATTCCACCTTCGGAAGCATGTCCGTGTCTCCGTGAATTATCTCTACAAAAGCATAAAACTTTTTGTCACACTTTGGGCAAACGTATAGTTTAGCATCGGCCTCAGCTATTAGTTCGTCGTCCTCGGTACAACCAATCTCGAATGGTATCAATGGGGATGTCATAATGCGTTGCTATCCATTTAACTGAGCGGCGTTCTACCTCTCGAGCATAACGAACAGCTTCAACTATTTCAAAAGGATATTTCGTTGCGTGATGTGCTTCCACTTATGTTCTCCTGTATCAGTAAAGCACAAATAATATAGGAAAATAATGTGAGTTACAACTTGATTTAATTACCCATATCATATCTAATGTGTGTTCAAACTAAGAGGAATTACCCATGTCAGACCTAAAAACACTGCTAGATCAACAATTTAACGACTTAGACGACATCCAAGAAGTCAAAGCCATGTACACTGAGATTTGGAAGAAAGATATAAGAATTATCGCAGCTTTGATAACGGAGCACATCGAAGACCCGGAGGCGCTTCTCAAACATTTAGCAGGCCATGTTCAGAATGCCAGGGCAGAAGGATTCCACCGACCGCTGCCTCACTAGGAGGATACAGATGATTAGATGCTTTTACAGCGGAAAGAGAACCACCGCTAAACGCGTTGCTGCTCAGATAATTACCAAGGAACTGGACGATATTATGTATTGGGATCGGTGGGAGGACATGCACATGACCCCAAAGGATAAAGATAAAATTATGGCGGAACTCAATACTTATCTGCGGGAGATAAGAAACTTTGTTGATCCTTTTGGTTGACTATCCCAGATGAAGCCATTAGCTTCAAAAGGGTAGTATCTCCCCTTGAGAAGGACCTTCGCCCGCGGTTGAGCACACTCCCACACTTTGGCTCCCGCGGGTGTTTTTTTGCCTATGCCAAGAGAACCTAAAGTCAACAAAGAATCGTCACAGGGGTCGCGCCTTTGCACCTCGTGCAACAAGGTCAGACTCCTGTCTCAGTTCGAACACTTCAAAGACGGGCAAGTGCGTGGTGTTTGTCAAAAGTGCGTTACCCTTCAGCGAGCCCGCAAGGTCTCTGCCACGCCAGAAGCGTATCTACGCGTCCTAAACACTCAGCTTAAGTCTCAGCGTCTCAAACAGGGCATTGAATACAATCTTTCATCGGACGAGGTCATAGAGATTTGGGAAGCCCAGGGTGGCAGGTGCGCTCTTTCTGGCGTTCTCATGACGCATCAACGGGACGGGAGCTACGGAGATAGAACA